TGAGAATGCCTCAAAAATTATTTTTAGATTTTTTAAGTGATAAGGGATAATCGTATGAAAATGAATTTACAACTTTTGAATGATGTAGTACTAGATTACGATAATTCTGATAAAATCTATAAGCTTGCTAAAGAGTACGACAGATTAGAACAAGGATCAGGCGCATTTAGTTTTTACTTACGTGCTGCTGATATGTCACCAGGAAAAACATTCGAAGAAAAATGGCTTCAATATAAATCAATAATCTTTTCTGCATTCATTTATAAAAGAAATAGAAATCGTCAACTAAGTGTTGAAGGATTACTTAAAATTGCTATTGAAACATTACCTGAAAGACCAGAAGCTTATTACTTTCTTGCACAAGAAAAAAGAGAAAGAGATGATTGGCGTGAATGCTTAATGTATTCAAAGATTGGTATTACTAATATAGGTGACAAAGCTCCTGACAAAGACTTGCCATATCCTGGTGATAATGCATTACGTTTATTATATGCTCGTGCTCGGTGGAAAACTGATGGTAGAGATGATTCTAAGAACTATGCGTTTGATTTAATGTTTAAAAGCCGACTTAAAAGAGACGATTTTAACGAAGCAACTGCTTTATTAGCAGAACACGGTTATCCAAGTACGTTACCTTATACGCCAGATTTATTAAATCGTTATAAGTTCAAGTTTAATGGCATGGAAGATATTGAAACAAACTATTCTCGTCATTTCCAAGATATGTTTGTATTGTCTGTATTAGACGGCAAACGTGAAGGTACATTTGTAGAGATTGGATCAGGCCACCCAACACTATTTAATAATACAAAATTATTAGAAGAACAGTTTGATTGGAAAGGTATATCCATTGATAATTCAGAAAGATTTGCTCATATATTCTCAAGAGAAAGAAACACTACAATGATTTTTGCTGATGCGGCTACTTCTAATTATGAATCATTGTTTAAGCAGCATTGTCTTGAAGAACATGTTGATTTCTTGCGTATTAATGCTGAAGGTGCTTCAATCGCAGCTCTTAACGAGATACCATTCGCAAAACACGAGTTTGGTATTATTCAATTCCAACATAATGCGTGTTGGTGGGGTGAGCAATTTAGAGAAGAGTCTCGAAAGAAGTTACAAGAAATTGGATATATATTATTAGTACATGATGTTGCAGTTGACGGTAGTCAAAATTACGAAGATTGGTGGGTACATCCAATGCACGCTAATCGTAAGAAGCACATGCAATCTAATAAAATTAATTTCGCTTGGGATTATATGATGGAGAGTTTATAATGAAACCAGTATTAATAACGGGAGGATTCGATCCTATCCATTCAGGACATATAGCATATATGAAAGCAGCCAAAGAGCTGGGATCTATTCTATATGTTGGTGTAAATTCTGATGAATGGTTAACTCGCAAGAAAGGTCGACCATTTATGTCACTCGAAGAAAGAATGGCAATTATTAAAGAGATTGGCTGTGTAGGTCACGTATTCTCTTTTAACGATGATGACGATACAGCTATTAACGCTATTGAATATGTAAAACATTCCGCTCCTCGTGGTGCTGAAGTTATCTTTGCAAACGGTGGTGATCGTACAAAAGGCAATATCCCCGAAATGTTTAGTGGCGGAGATCAAGTAAAATTTGTGTTTGGTGTTGGTGGAGATGATAAAAAGAATAGCTCATCTTGGATTTTAAAAGAATGGGATAAGCCAACTACTCAAAGACTGTGGGGAAAGTACAAAGAACTCGATCACAACGGACATTGGAAAGTAAAAGAACTATCAATTGATGTTGGTAAAGCATTATCAGATCAGCGACACTTTAAAAGATCTGAGCATTGGCACATTGTTGATGGTACTTTGGAGATGAATCTTGAATTTGCTGACGGAACCACTACATCTAACATACATAAAACTGGTAGTAGTATCGATATTCCAATAAATACATGGCATAAAGCAACTAATGTTGGTAACTGTCCTGTAAAGGTTATCGAAGTTTGGATGGGATACGAACTATCTGAAGACGATATTGAAAGAAGAAGCAATAACTTCTTGAGCAAGTTCTAATATTGTTTAAAGGTCATAACCTTATTATACCATAGGACTCAAAGGTTGTCAACTGTTTTTTTATAAATACCTATAAATTAATCTATTTTAAACAAAGGAGACGATGATGGCTTTTCAGTTATCAGTAGCAGCAAGAAACGCTACTCTAGCCGCGATCGAAACAGAAATTGGTCTAAACCCTATCTTAACTATTTCAACTGGCTCAAAACCTGCTGATGCTGCAACAGCTAACACAGGTACGGTTCTAGCAACAATGGTTCTACCAAGTGATTGGTTAGGCGCTGCCGCTTCTGGATCTATTGCATTATCAGGTACTTGGCAAGACTTATCAGCTGATGATTCTGGTACTGCTGGTTATTTCAGATTGCACAACAATGCTGGCACAGAATGTCATATGCAAGGTTCTGTTAGTGCTACAGGTGCTGGCGGAGATATGCAATTAGATAATACTAATATTGCAACAGGTCAGCAAATTAATATAACCACATTTACGATCACTGCTGGTGGGGCTTAACTTTAACATAAGGTAAAGCCACATGTCTGCAAATGGTGCGGTTACAACAACAGTAGATTTTACGTATTTTGGTGGTGGTTACGTCCAAGTATCTGGAGATGTATCAGGTCTAATTGATATTTCTTTTGAAGCTGATGGCGTTGCTCCAATCTATGGTGAAATCCAACCCGTTACTATTGACTTTGGTTTTAGTGCAGGCGTTGAAACACCTACGATCTATGCAACAGCAGATGTTGGCTTTGATTTTACTTCATATTCCTTTGTTGAGTTTGGTGTACAGCGATACGGATCTGTTGCAAATAACGTATTATTCGACTACACAGCAAATTCATCTGGTTATGTTACAACACATGCTAACTTTAATCCCACATTAGACTTTACGCTCGATACCAACCTATACATATTTTCTTTAGGTGATGGCTCGGGCACGTTTTCATTTGATATCGAAAGTCTAGGTTATAATATATCTACAAGAGAATATTCAAAAACTGGTGGAAACTATGTTTCTTTTGATGGAATTGACAAAAACGCAACAAATGTGATCAATCCAATGAACGGAATTAAATTACTCAACAACGGAATATCGAAAGCTGAGATTCTACAGACATAGTTTACTTTTAATAAATATCTAATAAATAAAAGTATAACTCGGAGATAAACAAATGGCGGCTAGCTTTTACATAAAACAAAACGATACTGCACCGTCTATTGAAGCAGGCCTTACAGATTCTAACGGTAGAACTAAATCTATGGCTAATGCTTCTGCAGTCGTGTTTCATATGAAAGACGAGAATGGAAACGTTCTTATCCAAGATGGTGTTGGAACTATCAAAAATCCTACAAAAGGAATCGTTGCATACGATTGGCAAGCGGGTGATACTTCAAACACCGGCATTCACAGTGCTGAGTTCCAAATAACATATAATAATGGCCAAATAGAAACATTCCCTAATACTGGTTACATCAAAGTAATCGTTAAAGACGAATTGGCTTAAAGGAAAAATACAATGGCACAACCACAATCAAGAGAAGAATTTAAAGATTATTGTTTAAGAAAGATCGGTGCACCGGTAATCGATATTAACGTTTCTGAAGAACAGGTTGAAGATCGTGTAGATGAAGCTGTATCTTTTTGGAGAGATTATCATTACAACGGTAGCCAATTAGTATACCTTAAGCACCAACTTACAGCACAAGATGTAGAAAACGGATATATTAACTTACCACAAAAGCTCCTCGGTATTTCAAAAATATTCCCGCTTGATACTTCTATTTCAACAGGTTCTGGCATATTCAATGTAAATTATCAATTCGTTTTAAATAACTTGAATGATCTTACAGGATATACAATTCAAAATTACTATATGACGATGTCGCATTTAACTTTCTTACAAGAATGGCTTGTAGGTAAACCGCTTATTCGTTATAACAAACACGTGAATAAACTTTATATCGATGTAGGCGAAGCGTCTATGAGAGAAGGTAAGTATATTATCATTGAAGCATATGACGTTGTTGATGAAGATGCTTATCCTGACGTGTTTGGAGATCGTTGGTTACAAAACTATGCTACAGTTCTTATTAGAGAACAATGGGGTCTAAACCTAACTAAGTTTACAAATATGCAGTTAGTAGGTGGTGTAAGCTTTAATGGCGAACAAATTCTACAAGAAGCAAGAGCTGAAAGAGAAAAAATGGAAGAAGAAGCAATCCGGTCTCTTCAACCTCTCACGTATAATTTCATTGGATAAAAAATGGCAACTAATGCATACTTTAGAAATTACGACAATTTCAACGAGCAGAATTTAATTGATGATCTAGTAATAGAATCAATTAAAATGTATGGCGTTGACGTTAAATACCTAAGTGGTAAATTTAACAATGTCGATGATGTCTTTAACGAAGACGATACACCTCTATATGATGAGATGTACGGCTTTGAAGTATACGTTAAAAATGTCGATGGATTTGAAGGTGAAGGTGATTTCCTATCTAAGTTTGGTTTACAAATACGCGATCAGGTTACATTCACAGTTGCTATACGAACATTTGAAAGATATGTTACTCGTAAAGATATAGAAAAAGTACGTCCAAGAGAAAACGATATTATTTGGTTGCCGCTTAATCAGAAAATGTACAGAATTACTTATGTAGAACATGAGGCAGTATTCTATCAATCTGGTAAGTTGCAAACTTATGATATTAAATGCGAACTCATGGAATACTCTAACGAAAGGTTCGACACTGGTCGTCCTGAAATCGACACGTACTTTGATGATATCAAATCAACATATGACGTTGTACAAACACTTGAAGACGTTGCTAATAACGATCCTATCGCTCAAAACTTTGAGTTCGAAAAACTTGCAGATGATATATTAGACTTTTCTGAGGTTGATCCATTTAGTGAAAATCTTAGCATAGAGGATTCATAGAATGGCAATTGCAAATTACTTTTATAACGAGACTACACGAAGATACGTAGCTTTATTCGGTACTTTATTTAATCAAATAAAAATCGAAAGATCAAATAACGACGGAACTAACGTGCAATCAATGATTGTGCCTTTGTCTTATGCACCAGCACAAAAAGTTCTTTCAAGATTAAGAGATGATCCTGATCTATTAAACAGTAGAAGAACTGCAATAACACTTCCTCGCATGTCTTTTGAAATTACAAGTTTAAACTATGATCCACAAAGAAAGATTGGATCTACTCAAAAGATGGTTAAGACCGCAAAAGCAGAGACTGATGCATCTCGCAACTTTGTGCACAGCGCAGTACCATATAACGTAGAATTTTCATTGTATATTATGACTAAGTATAGTGAAGATGCTACAAAGATCTTAGAACAAATTATTCCATTCTTTACTCCTGATTGGACTGTTACGGCGAAGATGGTTAATGACTTAGATCCTATCGATATTCCAGTTGTATTGAACTCAGTGACTACTGAAGACCTTTACGAAGGTGATTATGAATCACGACAAACTGTTTTATACACACTAACTTTTACTTTAAAAGGTTGGTACTTTGGACCAGAGAAGAAACAAAAAGTAATCAAGTTTATTGATATGGATATGATGACAGATACTGCATCTGACTCTCCTCGTCAAGAAGGCGTTACTATTAAGCCAGGTCTAGATTCAAACGGTAATCCATTAACAGAAGATGGTGTAGGTGCAACCGCGACTGCAGTTCTTGATAACGGAACAGTAGGCGGAGTTATCATTACAAATGATGGCGAAAACTATAATGCTAATAACGATATATCAATAACTATTGCCGCTCCGGATGCTTTAGATGCAG